ATGACCTGCGCGGTCTGTGGCGCCCCTTCGGTGCCGCTCCAGACATGGAAACTCGAGATGATCGCCGTATGCGGCGATCGCCGCGATCCGCTGCTCTTGTGTAAGCGGCACAACTCGGCCGATTTCCAAGTCAGTCGCTTCCTAGATGGTACGGTGGTCGCGCTTGATCGGCGCACGGGCGAGCTCGAAACGAACCAGCGGTAGGCAAATTGTTTGGAGAACCCGGCGATGCCGCGATTCGTCGTCTATGGCCAGCTCATCAAGCAGGTCAGTTTGGGAGAAATCGAAGCCGATACGCCAGGCGAGGCGATCGCATTGATGCAGCATCGCTGCCGCGATGTGCCTGCGCCAATGGCGGTAGTGTGCGACTCGTCGCAGGTCGACGCTTACCACGCGGAACCGGCCGGTCGACCGGACGTCTCGTCAGTCGGCCGACGCTGAGAAGTCCGGGCAGAGCGGGCTGCGGCCGTCGCCTTCTCCGTCTTCAGCTCAATCTTGGCCAAGCCCCGATCGGGCACTCTTGGTCTGACCAGCCGAGCTTGTTGAGAAACTTTTGCTCTCGGCCGATCAAACAACCGCAGTTCGAGCAGCTTCCCAGCTCGGGGTTGTCAGCGTCCGGCACATAGAAGTTCCCCGGACAGGCACGACAGATTGTCAGTCGCGCGTCGATCTGCTCTTGGGTGCAGGTCGGCGATCCGGCGGCAACGTGCTTGATTGCGTCCACGCTAAACCGAGCCATCTTCTTGAAAATGGATGGCGCTGGTGGCCGCGGAGGGCCGTGCATCGGCATCGCGCAGACACGCAGCGTGATTCGCTGGGCGATGTCACCGCACATCGGGCATTTGAATGTCCCGTCTGGATGCGGTTCGTAGGGGCAGTGCATCAGTGCTTGACGACCGAGACCGAGCCGGCAGCGGAGTTAAAATTGCAGTACCCGATTCCGATGCTGCTTGTCTGAAATGCAAGCATCCACGTAGTGGTTAGACAGTCGGCCAATGACGAGGGCATTGTGAAAAGATAGTGATATTGGTCGCATGCCCCGCTGCCAACCGAGCCAATCTGCACGCTCAGTCCCAGGTAACAGACGCCGGCGCCGCAGCCAAAGGACAAAATTTGAGTCAAGAAAACTGGCACGCCGCTGACTGTGCAAATCGCGGACGGGGACTGGTAGACGTAATAATTGGACTTCGGTACTAAAACGGATGTTGCGCACCCTGAGATCGTAGTGTTGTTAGAGGCCGTGTAGGTGCGCCCCCCGACCACGCAGCCGACACACGTGTGGTTGGTCCACGCATTGGGAAGCGTGATGTCCATTTGAGACGGAAACGATACGCAGCAGTCTGTGTCCGCAGTGCATGGAGGGGCAGTGCATCCGCACGGCATGATGTGTTGTAGGCAGTTCTGGGCCGTCATCAGCAGGTGCCTTCAACCCACAAGAAATAATACTTGTTGTCTTCTGGGCTGTAGTAAGCCTTGAACTTCTTACCGAGGACGCCTGTGAACAGGCTTTCGTCCGAGAAGACAGTGACCGTGCTTCCAGGACTCACGCCGTCGCGTCCACCTGTGACGGTGCAACTCACGCTGCCCCCTGCGCCGAGCGTGCCGCCCAGGGTTCCGTAGATGATCCGCGCAAAGTGGTTGGATAGCGCGTCGAGGATATAGGTCGCCTCACCCGACGACCAAATTTCGGTGATGAAGCCGGTAGCATCGTTGGGCGCGTCTAGTGCCAGATAGTTGGAGGCTGACGTTGGCGACGGTACATAGTCGTTGTCATCGAGCGCCGTCACTCCGTCGATCGTGGCCGACGTATCGCTCTTATGGAGCGCGCCGTTCAACAGGCATTTGAACCGACGGCTGACGCGGAAGTATTCAAACCACCAGCGGCCATTATCGAACCAGACCGCGACGATTTGACCTTCAGAAGGATAGTGGCCCGGAGGCGCAATGTTTTGCGCAACGGCCAGGGCGTCGCTCTGCCGATCGGTCCATTCCGGCGCCTGATCTCCGGCTTCCTGGTCGTAGGTGCCGTCGAGAAAAATGATCGGATACGTGTTGGGAGTGTCGCTTTCTTCAGGGTAGGTATCGTCCGCCGGGTCGACGGCCGTCCGCGCGAGGCGAAGTCCTAGCGGCGGCCGCAGCACTGGCGCGTTCTTGCGAAGCGCTTGGAACTCCGCGCGCAGCCGGGACAGCTCGGCTTCGAGATCTGCGATCCGGTCTGCTGGGGATGATTTGGCCATGGGAGGTAATCGGCGAGGAGGCTCGGCTAGTTCAGGACTCGGCCGCTTTTGCCGTGCGACAACAGGTGCGACGGATCCAACTCGGCGAAGCCGGTGGTGATCGTGGTGAGCACGCCCGCGGGTGTGACCCCCTCGTGCTCCGGGAAATCAAACCGCAGGCTGGTGACCACGGAGTTGATCTGCTCTTCGCTTTCGTCGGAGCCGATCGTGGTAATCAGATCGCCCACCACCAGGCGGACCGTGATGTAGGCGAATTGCAGTTTGATGCTCTGCCGCTCGACGGCGTACCACTCGTAGGCCACGCGGGCCACGCGCCCGAGCGCATCCGAGTCGTCACGGATGAAGCCGCCGTCTGTAGTTTGCAGGGTGCCGTCTTCTTTGACGTCCCAGATGGTGTCCGGCACTACGTAGTGCTGCTTGAACTCGTCGCCCAGGTCCACAATCAGCCGACGCACTACCTGGGTATCCGTCAGGTCATCATCCGTCGGCCAGCGGGACTCGACGTGAAGATCGATTTCCATCGCCACCGTCAGCACGATCTCCTGCCAGTCCTGGGGAGACTGGACGGCCGGATCATCGTCGAGCGGCGTAAAGTCCTCGCCAGCCAGCACGTGCTGCGGCGCGCCATGCACAGTGATCATCGCGCCGGGAGCATCGTCGAGCGGCCGTACCTCGGCGCTCCATTCGCAGCCTGGAATAAGCTGGTCGTCGCCGGGCCCGTCAATCAGATTGTTGAGCGTTTCGACCTGGCTCGACAGAGTGTGCAGCTTCGCGTAACGACCCGAGTCGTCGGGCAGCGCGATCATGGCCAGCAGCGGGCGATATTCCCAACGGGCGCCCTCGGGCGTGTTGTCGACGGCCGGATCCTCGGAATAATCGTGATCGCTTTTGAACGGCAGGTGGTGCAGAAAGCGCAGTTGGGGCTGGTAGAACGGCGTCGGCTCGTCTTCATTGCTAGGGTCGGGGAAGTAAGGCGTACCCTCGTCGACGGTGCCGTCCCAATCGGGCGGCAGCGTGAAGGCGGCGTAGACCCGTTTCACCGAGTCTTGTTTGCGGGCGATCTCGTTGAGCTTTTCCTTCACGTAAAGATCGTCGCCGGCATATTCGGCCACCTCGCTGGCGCCGGTCTCGTAGACGCCCTGCTGCGCGTCGCTCCAGCCCTCGACCAGCTCCTCGTCGGCCGCGCGGAGGGTGAAACAGGCGACCACCCGCTCCCCGCTGGCCACCACCTGGTCGATGGCATCCTTCGTGGTGTTAGTAAGCACGGCCGCCTTCAGGCCGCTGTCGTTGTCGAACACGAGGGCCTTTTGCGCAATGTTGGCCGAGACGGTGAAGTCATCGAGCTCAATGTCGGTCGCGGTGAAGGTGAACGGCACCACCTGGATGACGTCGCCCCCTTCGTAGCCCTCGCTGACGTCGATCGTATAGCCCAGCAGCCGGCGGCGATCGATCAGCTCGTCGAGCACCTGGCGGAGCGAGCGGCCGTGGCAGGCCTTCCGGGGCTGATCGAGGTTCGGCAGCTCATTGACGAACAGCCCCTCGGCGAGCTCCCAGGTGATTTCGATGCCGCCCATGTCGTCGGTTGGCGCCTGGTAGGTCAACAGGTAGTTCACCGCGTCCAGCGACGACCAGAATTGCGCGCTCGTCAGGTCGTTCGCGAAAATGTAGGCGTCGAGGCCGCCCATCTCGTTCGAGCGGTTGGGGGCTTCTTCCTTTTCCTGGCCGTCGAGCTGGGCCCGATGGTTGAACTCGATGCCGCGGGCCACGGTCGACTCGCTGCCGTCGGAGGCCTCGACCGTGCTCTGCCGCAGCACGTGCCGCTCGAGCATGATATCGAGGCCGAAGGCCGTGAGCGTCTGCTTGCCCGAGGGCTGCCCCTCGGCCAGCAGTCCCCGCAGCTCCGAGGCGTCCTGCTCGAGCACGCCGTACCAGCTGAGGCCGCCGGATCCGAATTCCAACTCGTAATTGGGTTGGTCGATCGCGACCTTCACATACCAGCGCAGCTTGTCGAGACGCTCGAACACGTCGTAGCTGCTGGTACCGGCTTGCTGCACGCGGCCGTAGCGCCAGACAAGCTGCGCGCGGCCCATGCCGGGGCTGGCGGCGAAGGTGACGCTCTCGCAGTAGAGGTAGTCGATCTCCTCCCAGTCGTCGAACCAGTTCGCGCGTACGTAGACTGTGCGCGCGGGGACGATCCGCGGCGAGTCGGGCGTGCTGAAGGTGAGGGTTTCGGCCATGGGGGGCGTCGCGTTTTATTTCGCTCGAAATATCAGGCGGCCGTTTTGCAGACGGCGCCCTTGATCGCACGCACGTCGTCGTGCACCTTCTCCAGCTTTTCCTGCGTGGTGTGGTGGCCACCGGCCGAGGCCTCGGCGGCGACGGCGTGCCGCGTGTCGTTTTGGGCCAGCGTGCGCATGAGCCGCGCGTGCGCGCTCACCAAGCGATCGAGCCGGCGTCCGGACCACTTGATAATCTGCCAGAGGCCGTAGAACACGGCGCCCAGCAGCGCCGCGGGGATGCCGACCTGGCCGGCGCCTTTAAGCCAGAGTTCGATCTCTTCCATGGTGCGATCCTTCGCTGTTGACGATCCGCTTAGCCGCGGCCAAACCGCCGGCCGAGTTGGAAGTGGAGGCCTCCGCCAGCGCCCGGCAGGATGAGAGAGGGCTTGCCGCCGTTTTCCAATCCCAATATCAGCGCCTTGGCGTTGGTGTCTCCAATGTCCGCTGCGTAGACGCCAAACTTCCAGATGTTGCCCAGAGCGTTGGTGGTGCCGCCAGGAGCAACACCCATGTAATCAAGGCCCATGTACACGTCATGGGTGAGTGATACGCTTGTAGTCAGCACAGCGCCGGCAGGATTGATTCGGTAGGTAGTGAATTGGTTGGAGCGCTTGCGAATGACTATTGCATTAAAGTACTGAGTGGGATGCCGCAACGAAACATTGCTCGTAAATGAGCCATTTACTGAATTGGCAAACAACACAACACACTGGGCGGTCGTGTTAATTGTGAGCCCACCAACAGAGTTGCCGATGAACTTGCTGCCGTTGCTGGCGTTCATGTTGTTGGCAACCAGATAGAACGTAGCATCACCACAAACGTGCTCAGACTCACCCGTATTGGATGTGCCAATCTGCTCGCCCGTGCTGTTGGCAAGTCCCGTGTTGGTGCTGGTAGTGCCGGCTAATGCCAGCGAGGTCATGTTCGTCTTGAATGAGTTGGTAGCGAGCGTAGGGAGAGCAGACCCCACGTTCCCCGCGCTGGCCACACTTCGATAGTCACGTTGCAGGGCACAATTCGGCAGCCCCATCCAGCGTTCCAAGACATTAATTACGGTGCCTACACTAGCCCCGTTAGCCGTGGCTGGAGTAGTTAGAACCGTGGGCGTGATGGGGATGTCATTGGAGTCGGTAAAGGTCTCAGTCGCTTCGCTATTGCTGAAGTCGAAATGCCGATGCCCCATCGGAATGTCTTTGGGGTTCAGCATCGCACCGGATGTGGTACCAACCAACCCCATAACAGTGGGCCCCACATTGACCACAAAATTTCCGCTGGTGTTAGCGGCTGTGTTCTGAGCCGGGAGGTAATTGAGGTAGTCCGTGATGTTCTGCGAGGTTACGACACCATTGACCACAACCACATCACCAATAAAGCCGGCGAACGGGTTGGATGCCCCGTCGTTCGTTGTGTTGCACTTGACTCCCAGCGTGAAGTTCCCAAACGCATCTGTCGTGGGTGTCGTGTTGCGGACGTTACTCGTAGCATCAGTTTGCTGGGTGCCAGTTTGCGGCACGCCAGCCGAATATGGCACCAGAGTCCAATTAACCGGGGCTGGTCCGCCAGCGTAGGTCAAGATCACGGCCCACATGGAGTTGGTGGTGATGGTCGTGTTGGCCGAGCCGCCATAGTTCAATTGCAGCGTGCCGGTGTCGTCAGCCAGAGCCATTTGCAGTTGGCCTGACGCGTTGGCAAACGAGAGCAACAGACCGGAGTGACCTGCTCCTGTTGCGCCGTCGCTATTCCCAAGCACAACAGCGCCCGAGGTTGGAAACGACGTACAGCCGATACGGAACAACAGCGACCACGCCGCATTCTTATGAAACGTAATTGCCTTATTGGAGTTGTTCACCCGCACAGCACTGGCATTGCCGGTCGCGGCAGCTTCATTTGTGCCAAACTGAAACATCGCACAGCTGTTGCTGCCTGGGTCGGTGCTAAGAAGTGCAGGGATCGTGCCCCCGACATATTGGCCGGCGGTGTAGCAGCCAGGGGGTGCGGGGCAAACCATTTGCCCGATGTACTTCGCGTTGGAAGGCGCGGTAAAGCCGCCAACGCCCGTGGAGCCGCCGGGGATGTCGTAGCTCTCGTGGTACGCGCCAGTCCCATCGGTGGGGATCAAGAGCCCGAGCTTGTAGATTGCCAGGATTTGGGCGATAGTCGTCATTTCGATAAGACGCCTTTGTCGGCGATCCTTCGCGCAAGGCGGCGGCTCTAAACCGCCAGATACGAAATGGCCTGGCTGGCGGACCCGCTGATCAACCAGATTTTGGAAATGTCATCGATCGGCACGAGCGTGTGCTCGCCGGCAGCGAGCTTGTAGCCGTCGGTCGCGGGCGTGGCGATGCCGGCGGTCACCAGGGCGCTCGGGCCGATGTAGATCTTGTCCGTATTGCCGTCGTCGGCGCGCACTTGCACGCCGCGCGTGACCTTCACGCTGGTGGCCGTGATCTGCACCGCCGCCGTGCCAACGGCTTTGCTCCCGGCGCGGAAGTTGCTGGTGTTGTCGTCGGTAATCGCTACGCCTGACATGGGGGACCTCGGTCGTTAGTGGTTGGTGATGGGCGGCGGCTCTTGCTATCCCAAGATCATGGTGAGCTCGGCGACGTCGGCAGTATTGAACGCGTAGTCGAGGGTTTTCGCGCCGGCGCCGATCACCCCCAGCGCGCTCCCAAAAAAGTTCAAGCAGAAGCCGGGGAAGGAGCCCGTCATCGGCTCGGCGCACAGCGTGATGCCGCCGATCGCGTAGGGATTTGCGCCGGCGCTGGTGATCAGCGTGAAGGCATGCGCGCCCAGATTGACGATGCGAATGCCGATCAGATGCAGCCCGGCAGCGCTTTCCGTGCCCAGCGTCGTCGGAATCGAGGTCAGATCAATCGTCCCCGACCCGCTGACCGAGATGGTTCGCTCGCTGATCATCGAGACGGCCGGAGTCGTGGTGCCGTTGAGCGAGAACTTTTGGTCGAATGCGTTGTGCGTGAGCTTGCGGGTGTTGACGCCAGGCGTGTAGGCCGGGTCCAAGCTTTCGGCCGTCGTGAGGGACGCGGCAAATGTCGTGCTGATCGTGGAGGCCATGTTCAGGCTCCTTATTCTTCGTTAGGGATGGCGACCAGGGTCCAGTCGCACTCGAGGTAAGCGAGGCTGGGGGGTCGCAGGCCGCCAGATCCTCCGCCGATGGCCCGAATGAATGGCATGCCAATGTCGGTCACCGCAAAGCCTGCGATGCCGTCGAGGCTGGCCAGGTCGAGATCTTGATAGATCAGGTCCTGCGGATCGCCCCCCACCAGCTCGCGATAGCCGGCGTATTCGAGCCACGCGCTCTCCAGGTCCTCGACGTCGGTCTTGCTGCGGAGAATGAACGGACGCCCGCGCTCGCCCTCGTCCGACAGCGTGACACCGTCAACGCCGGCGCGCGTCGCCATGCCGATCGAACTGACGACCGAGCCAGGCTGGCCGGTCAGTTCGATAAATGCAAAGCTGCCAATGCTGTTGGTTACGATTGCCACGCGCTACCTTTCGTTTTCACTGTTCACGACCGCCGGACCGCCGGGGATGTTTGGATTGAGCATGCGAGCGATCTCGCGCAGGACTACCGTCTGCTCCTGCGTCGCCGTCTTCAAATCCTTGATATGATCAAAGGCTCCTGTCTCGTCGGCGGTTTTCATCACGCCCCGCTCAGCCTCCGAAAGCGGCTTGCCGCGCCGGGACGCGATTTCCCCAGCCAATCCAGCGGCCAGGGTCGGCCGGCCACTGTCGTCGAGAATCCGATAGCCCTCGACCCGATTGCGGGTCTCTAAATATTCCTGGGCCTGATCAGGTCCGCTGCCGGTTCCGTATCCCTTCAACGCGGCGTAATACGGATCACGGTTGGTTTGGTGCTGGTTCAGATAACCGCTCAAGATTGCCAGCCCCCATCGCCGGCGTTGCATGAATTCGGAGACAGCGCCGCCGATGCCATTACCTAGCCCCGAGGACTCGAGATGGGTCTCGAAGATCTTGGCCGCGGTGTCCTGCCGGTTTTCGACTTCACCGAACCCCCGCGATCGCTTGGCGCGCGCCAGCTCGTCGGCCTCGTGCTGCGCCGATTGCAATTGGCGGCCCTCGCGATCGGCTGCCAGCGCGCGGGCCTCCCCCGCCAGGACGCCGTGTTCAGAAGTTAATGAGCGTCCTACATTGGCGCCCTCGACCCACAGAAATCTCGTCGCGCCCTCCAGGCCGGCGGCGGACGCCGCTTCGGGATTTTCGCGAATAATGCGCGCGCGCTCTTGGGGCGTCTTCCCTTTCGAGAGGGCGAGCAAGCCCCGACCGTGCGCGCTTCGGAGCGCGTGACCATGCGGCCGCTCCGTCTGCTTTTCGACGGCCTGTGCGAAGCCACTTATAAGTTCCGGGGCGCGATCGGTGGCGACGATCGCCGTTCCCATAGCCTCCTCGGGGCTGCCGAAAGCGCCCGAGTTAAAAAGCTTGTGCAGCGCGGCAAACTTCTTGTCACCGAAAAACTTGTCCTGGTGTTTACCGAGCATGCGTTCGGATACGCGCGTGATGTCGATGACGTCTTCGACGCTACGGCCGGGAAAGAGCGTGCTGACCTGGGCGACGCGCTGCACGAACTGCGGCACGTCGGCGCCGACGGCCAAACCACGAATGGCAGATCCGGCCTTCCCCGCGATTTCTACCTTCCGTTGCCAGCTCGTTTCGAGCGGCGCGCCTGCGTGGGCCGCTTCGTAGGCACGCGCCGCTTCGGCAGGAGGCAGACCATGAAATTTGGCAAGGCCTTCCCGGATCGCGACCGTGTGCTGCGCTTGACCCGATAAGGAGATGCCGCGCAGAATCAGTTCGTTAACCTCCTTTTGCGCCGCACCGGCCTTCTCGATGCGCTCCTGCCATTGGTTGTACGACTCGGCAACCGACTCAACCGCCTTCTCGACCGTAAATAAACCCGTCGCCATGCCGGTGAGCGCGCCCACCTGTTCGCGCGCAAAGTGCATCGCCTCGTCGTGGTGCTTTTTTGACTGCTGAGCCGCGGCGCTCATTTGCCCCATCATCTTGATGTGGGCCTGGTAAAGCTGCTGATAAGCGGCGATCAGTTTGGACGGATCGCTTTCAAAGTCGGTGCGGATGACGCCCATGATAGGTTCTCAGCGAATTACGAAATAATTATTTGTGGTCGCGGTCGCGCGTCGGCTTTCGGCGAGCGCGATCCATAGGTCGGCCCGGCTCGGGCGATGGTTCCGTCGCAGGCCGCGGCACCAGGCGAGGGACTCGAGGTGCCGGCTGCCTAGGCTTGTCAGGTTTTTTTTTGCGCAGCGAGGACATCGTCGACGAACGCGGTATCCAAAATCGCCTCGACGGCAGGACTCCAGGTCTTTGTGTTGAATAGCCGCAGCAGCTGCGCCTCGGGCTTGCCGATGCGATAATTGATCGCCAGGGCGCCGAGGATCAGCTCGACCATCTCCTCCATGTCGAGCGTGGGTTGCTTCTCACGTTCGAAGAAATGGTCCCAGGCGACGCCCGACAGTTCCCACAGCCGGTCATCGCTGCTTTGGCGTACGAAGACCAGGCGCCCCGAGCTGTCGAAAGTAAAATCACGCGTGAGCTGGCTGCGCCCGGCGCTCTCCTTATTAAAGGGCTCTCTGATGATCGGCACCTTCCACGTGTGGCCGTCTCCCAGCTGCACGTTGTGCCCCGCCGGGTCGGCGACGCGTACCAGGTCCGCCGGCCGCGGGGAGTATTCGCGGTCGATGCCCACCCACGCGCGGCAGCCGGCCGGCGCTTCGTGCCAGTCCTGATGATCTGGATAGAAACCGATCCGCATGGGCGGTTCGCCCGGCGGAATCACCTGTAGCAGCGTGCCCGACTGACCGCCGGGCCCTTTGCCCGACAACTCGTTCAAACTGGTCTGCGCTCGGATGCTCGTGATGCCGAGGAACGCGTGCGCTGCTCCCCATTCGGCAAGAACACGCTCGCGCAGTCGATCGCCGGCGACGAGTGCGTCGGGACGCGTTTTTGGGAAGAAGTAGATCGGAGCGGCCATGGTGGGAAATAGGCTTTTAGGTTAAAGGCTTAAAAAGCGCCTACGCGGCGGGCGGTCGCGACGCCGCGACGGGCGATGTACGAAGACTTCCGAGGAACTCCGTACACCGCCCCCCGCGGCTCGCGGGCTGCCGGAGGCATCTTGGTTACTTCTGCGCCACCGCACCCGAGCCAGCGCCCGAACCTTCGTCGCTCACGTCGATCGAGATGCCGCTAGCCTCGGGGTGCGTGACCTGGAAGTCGATCGAGCGCGTGAGGGTGTGCACGCCGGTCCCGAGATCGACGACGGCCGTGACCTTGACGGTCACCGGGCCCTCGGCTTTGCCGGTGATGGCGGCGCTCATGCCATCCTCGGCCACCGCGAGCGTGGCCACCGTCAGGTCGCTGCGGTCCCAAGTCGGCACGCCGTCGACGTTGCCGTCGGTGCCGTCGGGCAAGTGGGGCGCGAGGGTCAGTTTCTTGCTGCTACCTACGGCTAACTCGTTCATTGCGATTTCCTCGGAGGGTAAGGGTTGGAAAATTGGGTCTAGGCGCCCTTGGCCGCGCCGATCGCGACGTCGGGCCCGGTACCGGCGGCTGGATCCGGAACCGCCGCGGCTGGCGCGGGCGCTGCCGATTGCGTGTTCGAATCGGGGGCCGGGGCGGCTGCGGCGGCGAGCTGGGCCACGGCGGCCGTGGCGTCGCGCGCTTGCCCGATCGCGATCTCGGCCCAGTTCCAGGCCAAGCCCGCTTTGATCTGCGCGCGGCGAAGGGCCACGTCGGACTGCTTGGCGCCCGCGACCAGTCGCTGGATCTGCGTGGGGTCAAAATGGTCGAGGACGGCGCCCGCGGCGCTCTCGGTGATCGCCAGCGCTTTGGCCGTAGCGTGCCGCGCGGCGGCCAGCTCCTCGGCGTCGCTCGGCCCGGTAACTCCGGTCGGCTCCAGTGCATTGGCCATGGGGTCTCCTTTATTTCGCTCGAAATAGGTTCAGTTTGCGATCTGGCTGAGACTGGCGTGCGGCCGGCAGCCGATGACCTGGCCGACCGGCGTCAGCACGCACAGCCGGCCGTCCTCCAGCACGATGTACAGTTCCTGCCGGTCGTTGACTGCACAGAACAGTTCGCCGTGCTGGCCGGCGACCGTCAGCTTCGTCTGCCAGCCGCGCGGATCTTCGGCCGTGATCTCGTCGCCCACTTGCATCGGTTTCAACATGTGCGGCTGCCTCCTACCTTCCCTGTCTACGTGACTGCCGTGGCCGTATTGATTGCCACCGTGGGCGTGCCAGCCGCCGTGGTGCGAATCGGAATCCGCAGCGACGTCTGCGCTGGTGTGTTGCCGCCTCCGCGCGAGTTGACGACCACGATGCGGCCGGCCGCGGCCGTGACCGAAACATGCGCGGCGGTGCCGTCGGCGACCATGCCGTCGTCGATCGCCTTCTTGCGCAGGTAGGCCACGACATTCGCGCTAATCGCGGCGCCGTCGGTGCCAAACGTGTCCCAGGCGCCGACCTCGAGCGTGGTGACTTCCAAGACCGGCTGCCGCGACTGCACGCCGCAGAACGTGGTATAGAGCTCGCCCCCGCTCGAGAGCTCGAGCACCTGGACGCCCAAGTCGAGCGACCAGCCCGAGACGCCGTTGAGCACGGTGCCATTGATCTCGACGGGGCCCAGCGTGAAGAACTCGGCCGCGGCCGGTGTGCCCGTCAGCGCCACGCTGCCGGCCGGCACGATCGGCGGGTTGGTACCGGCGAAGATCGGCACGATCCGCGCGGTGGCCACGGCCAGCTGCTGGTGCTGCACCGAAATGCCCGACAGATACATCATGCCGCTGGCGAGTCGAAACCGCTGGTGGTCCGTGTTAGCGTCCGCGTCGCGGACGCCCAGATCGAGACCGTGCTTGTAATACAGATCGGTGTTGCCGCCTGACAGGTCGACGGCGAACGTGGCGCCGACCAGGCCGACTAGCGTCGCGATCTGCTTGGTGGGAAAGGCCAGCGCGATCTTGGAGCCGTGGGTGCCGAGGAACAGCGGATCGGGATAGCCGGCGGCGAACTCGGCATACTCCATCTGGTTGCTTTCCAGCGTGGCGTCGTCGAGCTCCGACAGAAACGCGCCGCTGGAGAAATGGATGCCGTGCAGGTAGGAAATATTGGCGACGCCCATGGTGCGCTACTCCTTGCGGTCCCCTTAGGGGGAACCGATCACCGTGGTGACGGTTTGGTTAATGGCGTTAGCGCCGATGTGATATTGCTCGTCGAGCGTCTTTTCCAATTCGCTCGTCTCTTGGCCCGTGACGCGCGTGATCTCCGCTGCCTTGTCCGGTTGGCCTTCCCGCTTGTTGAACATCCAGAGGTATTTGGGCCCGTACATCAGCACGCTCACGCCGCCGCCCCGCGGTTTGAGGTTCTGGTAGCCGAGCACCGCAGCCTTCATCACGCCCGAGAAAATCAGGTCGTTCGCGCCGGGCAGTGCGCGGCCATGTTTCGCCGCGTTGAGCTTGCGGCTAATCGTCGAATCTTTGCGCTGCTGGTAGCCGTAGCGGCCGTGCGCCTCGTGCTCGAAGTGCAGCGGCAGCATCTCTCGGCACCACTGCTCGCCCTGCACCTGGTGCGACACGCGCATGATGCGATCATGCTCCTGCTGGCGCCCCGTCCAGGGCGGGCTCTCGGTGACGCGCACGATGACGGGCAAAATGCCGATCGGCATGGGCTCAGTTCCAATCCACGGCATACGCCGCTTCGAAATAGGGACCCGGTCCGCTGGCTTCTTCCGCCAGGCTGCACAGCCCGGGCGGGATCACCTGGCGAATGCCAACGATCGAAAGCTGAGAGCTCTGGCCGGCGACGGCCGCCAGGTCGGAGAGCAGGCCGCCGATGTAGTTCAGAATGTCGATGAACCCGGCGCGGCGGCTGCCGTCAAAGGCCGTCTTCTCAGCGATCAACAGCCCGATGGAGCCGCTCGGACGCAGATAGTTTTGACCGCCTCCGGAGACCTCTGCGAATTGAAAGCGGTCTTCCATCACCAGCACGATCGCCGGGAAAAAGTTGCGGACGTCCTCCCCCGGCTCGAGCACTGGCCAGCGGATCTTCTCGAGGCAGCGGTCCGCCGCGTTCGGATCATCCGTCACGCCGACGCGCGCCTGGTAGGTCGGCGAGTTGGCGATCATCGTCGCCAGCTTGGCGAACGGCGTCGACAGCGGCCCGGTCTGCGGCGGTTGGACGGTTTCGGTCATGTGCTCACGCTCGGCTGCGCTGGCCCATCGCGATCGGCACCGACCGCGTGAGTTCCAGCGCGTACATGTAATCGGTCTGCTTCACGACCACGTTCACCCAAGTCCAGGCCGACTCGTTTACGTCGTCGGCCGCGCGATAGACGGTCATCCCGCGGACGGCCACGGCGATGCCCCCCAGCTCGTTCGACTCGTCGCGGCCGCAATGGAACACGGCCCGCTCGATGGAGCGTTCCATGATCGGCGCCTTCTCGTCCGACGCCGTGATCGAGAACGTGCACCACAGCGTCCGGTCCGGCTGCCCGGCAATGCGCAACGACACTTCCTCGGCGAAGCGGCCACCGAGGACCGCGTTGTAGAAGTTGCTTTTGCGGGCGTCGGCGAAGGACATGAGAAACCAAACGAGGAAAGGGAAAGCGCCTGCGCGGCGGGCGGTCGCGACGCCGCGACAGGCGATGTACGATTTCTTACACCGCCCCCCGCGGCTCGCGGGCCGCCGGAGGCCTCTTTAGTTTTGCTTGTAGCGGATCAGCATCCGTTGCAGGTTCAGCGTGCCGACGGCGGCGTTGCTGGTCTTCTGGAGCTGGAAGAACGGTTGCAGGCCCCCGGTGTAGCCGCTCATGTTGACCGGCGTGCTGGCGAGCACCGTCCGCGCCAGGCCCTGGCTGTTTTCGGCCGCGACGCGCACGTTGGCCGAGCCTCCCAGCGAGAGGTTGGGCGCGCTTTGCGTGAGCACGCCGGAGGCCAGGTCGAACGAAAACCTGCGGATCGTGGTCGAGAGCGTCAGGCCGGTGGCCGTGGCCGCCACGTTGTGCGAGCCGTCTTTCGACAGCGCGGACAAGTTGTTGTTGCCGTTCAGCTGGAACAGCAGGTACTGGGAAATCGAAGCGATCGCATCGTTGCGAGCGCTGGCCAACCCAAAGCTGGCGGTGATGACGCCATTCAGGGCGGCGCTCACGCTGGCCCAGATGTCAAGCGAAACGATCTGGCCAATCGTGAGGGCCAGGTCGTCGCCCCAGTACAGGCAGAGGTTTTGAATTTCCACCGTGCTGTCTAGCGCCAGGCTCATCAGGCCCAGCGCACTTGAAATGGTCGGCGAGCCGCCGGCGGTGATCTTGCTGCACCAGGGACCTCCGGCGGCGCTGGCCACGGCGGGCGGCTTCGCGATGCCGTAGAAACGATAATCGAGTGAAAGGACGTCGAGCGACATGTTCGTGACCCTCGGTGGCTATGTGCTGAAGGCTGGTTTGAAGGAACTGGGAAACCGCCAAGGCGATTTCCATCGCCCCGGCGGCAGCGGCGCGCCTGGTGGTTCCAAGAGGCACGCCGGCCGCCAGAGGCGTCTGGTTTTTCTAGTTGCCCGTGTTCATCACGGCTCCGCGCCAGTTGCGCACGGCCGCGGCAAAGCGGCAGTCGATCTGGAAGACTTGGCACTGGTTCTTGGGGTTGTAATACGACTGACGCGCGCCGCCCTGGTAGCCTTGCATGAAGGCGATCACGATCGTGCGCACCATCCGCGGGTCCGCGAACAGGTACCAAATCAGGGTGCTGGCGTCGTCGAGCATCGGGTCGACCACCGGCTGGATCCGGCTGCGGAACACGTTCACGTTGGCGTCGGTCTGGGGGATCATGTTCGAGGGCAGCAGGACCTGCTCGGCGCCGGTTTCGAGGCTTGTCGGCACCAGGGCGATGACCGGCGGGAACGACAGCTTGCGCTTGGCGCCAGGAGAGGTCTGATTGCGCATCAGCTGGCGCATCGGACCCAGCTGGGCCACGGTGACCACTCCGCCCGAGCCGCCGGCAATCAAGTTGCCATGGCTCGCGTTAAAGAACGCGATGTTGTCGACCAAGGCCGGATTGCCGGTCAACAGGTTGACGCACAGCCGATTGAGCGTGAGCTCGCCGGCGATGCTCTTGTCCTGGGCAATGTCGCTGAAGGCCTGCAGATTGTTATTGGCGATCATCACGGGGGTCATCAGGAACTCGTCGCCGTATTTGTCTACCCCAATGAAACTGGCTTCCTCGGCGACCGACGACTGGGTGAAGTCTTCTCCATCCTTCACCAACGGCAGCTCACCGCTGGCGCCCATCGCGATCATCGTCCGCGGCAGGAAGTCGTTGACCGGCTCCAGCTCGTAGGTCCATTGGCGATAGGTGGCCGGCGCGAACGGGGCCGCGGCATCCATGATCTTATTGGCCAGCGCGCTCAACAGGTTCGGGTACAGACCCGGCGTGTTGTAGCTGGGCTCGCCGAACTGGCCGGCCAGCGGCACGAAGTCGTTGGCCGTGGTTTTCAGATACAGCTGCGCGACCTGCTCGTTGCTCAGCGAGCTGCAGCGAATGCCCCGCATCTCGAGCACGGCGCTGCAGATATTCGAGAGGTGCATCCGCTCGAACGGTTTGGCGGCGGCGGATAGCGGCTGGGGCTTGGGGGCTGTCGGCAACGGACGGCTGGAGCCCATCGCGCAGGAGCGGGCGAAGAGGGCCTCGGAAGCGCCGACGAACACGTTCTCGACGTTCGAGCCGATCACGCTGGGCCCGCGGGTCACCGGCGGCGAGCCGTCGGCCAGCTTGTCGGTCCACTTGAGAAGCGCCGCCTCGACGGGCTGGCCGCCGTCAATCGCGGCGTCGACGATTTCGGCCGAAATACCGAGGGCCTGCCCGCGAGCACGCAGGCTGCGGACGCGCTCGCGCTCACCGGCCAGGGCCGCCTGGGCTGCCGCCGTCGCGTCGGGCTGCACGAACGCGCCAACGATCGGCGGGGTGGCCTGCGATGCGTTGACGATCGCCAGCGCCGCCTCTGGCGTCGTGAACTGTTGACCGCGCACGTTCAAGAACACGCTGGCGGCGCTCTTGACCTGCTCGTCGCTGGCGTGGGGGGCGCAGAAGCGTTGGGCGACGAGCGCCGTACGCAAGGGCGACCAGGCCGACTCGGCCGCGGGCGGCGGCGAGTTGACGATCGCCAACGCCGCTTCGGGCGACGTGAACTTGTGACCGCGGCCGGCCAGGAATACGGCGGCCACGGCTTTGACTTCGGTCTCACTGGCTGTGGCGGCGCAGCATCCCTGCGCGACGAGAGCCGCTCTAAGTTGTTCCCACACGGCGGGTGCCTCCTGCATAGTTACGGGGGGTTGTTGATCGAGAATGAACGTTGGAAACTTGGGCATCGCCACGCTGACGGCCGTGCTGGCCAGACTGCGCACCACCTGGTCGAGCGTGGCCACGTCGTCGGCCATGCCGGCGGCCACCGCTTTGGCGGCTACGAATGACTGCCCCTGGCCGAAGCGCTCTTCGACGGCCTCGGCGGTGATGCCGCGGTTGCGGGCCAGGGCGCCGACGAACAGGTCGTACATGTCGTCGATGCGGCTTTGCATCGCGGCGCGTGCCGAGTCGCTCAAGGGCTCGTAGGGGTTGCCGTCGGCCTTGTGCTCGCCGGCGGAAATGACGTTGAACTTGGTGCCGGCCTTCTCGAGGGCCTTACTGTTTTCACGCTGCACGGCGATCACGCCCACCGATCCGGTCGAGCTCGAATGGCTGACGTGCACCTTGTCGGCCCCAGTGCCGATCCACAGCGCGGCCGATGCCATCTGGGAATTCGACACCGAGTGAATCGGTTTGCTGCCGCGGGCGTTGTAGATCAGATCGGCCAATTCCTGGCCGCCGGCGACCGTGCCACCGGGCGAGTCGACGTCGATCACGATCGCCTTCACTTCGGGCGAACCGACCGCATCGTTGAAGACGCTGGCGAACTGCTGCGTGCTGGTGCCTCCGGAGATGGCCATCATGCCGTCCAGCCGCGGCGCGAGCACGCCATAGAGCGGCAGCACAGCCACGCCCTTGATCAGCTCCAGCTCGCTGTCGTCGTCATCGTCTTCGAACAGCGACGCGCGGGCGCCGGCGCCGATTCGCGCGGCGATCTCCTCGGGCGTGAGCTCGAAGCCGCCGGCGCGCATCTCGAGAAACTCGACGATCAGCGCCATCTTGGCCGGATCGATCGCCCAGCCGTTTTCACAGACGGCGGCGACGACGCGACGGACGCGATGTTTTCGTTTGGAACGGATGGTCATCGACTATTCCAGTTCGGTGTCGTCAAAGGCGCCCGCGGCCACGGGCTCGCGCGCGGGCTTGGCACCAGCCGGCAAGATTTCGTCGGCGGCTGCGCCGTCGGGCGCGCTCGCGCCTTTCGACCAGTCGAGGGTGGTTTTCATCTTGCGGGCGTAGGCCTCGACCTTGGCCTTATTGCGGATCACGGTCTTCCAGTGCCGCCCCTCGGCGGCGCACTCACCAATGAGGTCCGAGAGGGCCGCGCGCATGCCGGAGGTGGCGGCCTCGCGCTGTTTATTGGGATCTAGCAGCCGGCGACCGGGCCCCATGTAGGTCAGCCGCTGCCAGCGTCGGCGCTGGGCGACGAACTGTGCGGGCGACAGGCTGCGGAACAATCCGTAGCCCGCGGCCACTTCGGTCCAGCGGCGTCGCACGGGGCAGACGACGCGGCGAGCGACGCGGCCCTGCAGCGGCTCGATGTAGGCGCTCTCGTCATTGATCGCGCCGTGGGCGCTCGAGAAGCTGGTGTTGCTATAGTCGCCGGTGAAGCTGATATAGCTGAGCCCCGTGCCCATCGCCTGTTCCTGGCGAATGAACTGCATGAAGGGTCCGACCTGTTTACTGGGCCGCACGCTCTCGGCGATCTCGATCTCTTCGTTGATACCGATCGTGGCCTTGATGCCGGGCCCCAGCTTGACCTGCGGATTGCCGAACTGGTCGGAGCCGGGCATCAGGTCGCTGAAACCGAGGCCGGCCTGCGTGGGCTTTTCGGCTTTGTGGACCATCACCAGCAGCGCACCCAAAGCCGCGGCCGTAAGCTCGCTGCCGACGAACCAGTCGGCATCGCGCGTGGCACGGACCAGGGCATGGAACCAGCTGACGCCGCGGGTCATCGAGTGTTTGCCGAACGGCACGAAATAGTGCGTGACGCGTGCGGCCGGCACGCGGCTGCTTAGCGCAGTCCAGCCGCTCGACGAGTCGTAAGGGTGCGCGTCCCAGATCCAGTAGGCGACCGCCCGGTTGCGGCGGTCGAGCTCGACGCCGCGGACAATGCGGTTTTCGTTGCCATCGGCGCCGGCCGGATAGTTTTTGGTGGTGTCGAGCTGATCGGCCTCGAGCTGCTGCCAACAGATGGGCACGCTGCGGCCGCGGCGGTTGTCCATGCACTCCAGCAGGATGCCATCGCCCTGGATGATCGTTTGCTCCTGCAGGTGCCACTGCATTTCGGGCCACGCGTGCTTGCCCTCGGCGTCGATCTCCAGCTCGGCGAATTCGTCGAACAGCAGATCGCTCTCGTCGTTGAACTCCTCGTCCTCGTCGCGGCCGACCTGCGCGGCGGCAAAGGTCGTAATGCCCTTGCCGATGATGTGCTTGACCAGCACGCGAGCCGCTTGCTCGAGGGATGGCTCATTGCGGATCAGATCTTCGATGCGCGCGTGCAGCAGGAAGGCGCTATCGCGCAGGGCGTCGTCGCCCGAACGGTGCCGCGGCAGCCAGTTGCGGGTGAGGGCCTCGATCGAGCCGCCGTGGTAGCTAGTGCCCGAGTTGGTCGAGGTGTTGAAGCCGATCGCCAGCTCCTGGCCCGGAACCGCCGCTACGGGGGGCTCGGCGCCGAGGACCTCGAGCGCGGCGTCGAATTCGGCGGGGGTGGGCGTGCGCATGCGGATCCGAAAAGCGAGCGGAATGTCAGTAGCAGTACGGCCCAATCGGGCCGGGATCGCCCAGGCCTGGCTGCTCGACCGGCACGATCGAGCTGAACGTGCTGCCGGCGCCGACCTCGGCCATCAGTTCGGAGCGAAACTCGCGCAGTTCCCTCAGCGACATGCCGACGAAACGATGATCTCCGTCCGAGTACTCCGCATAGCCGCCGTTTTGCAGGCGGTTGAGCAGCTCGGTATTGACGGCATCGAGAAGGTCTTGGGGGTTGATGGCGGGGCCTCGGCGAGCGGTGGACTAGAAAAATCGGCTTGGCGAAGAACTCGTCCAGAGGTCCGACAGTACGGGAGCGCGCAGCTTCATCCGCAGGCCGCTTTTACAAACCGAGGGAAATATTTCGGGCGAAATGAAGGGGAGACGGCAGGCTAGGAAAGCCGCCAGCGCGTTTGGAGGGTAGGGCGATTTCGCGCGGTGGGACTCGAACCCACAACCGGCCGATTAGAACTCGGCAGCTCTGTCCAGTTGAGCTACGCGCGGTCGGAGGACCGTCGGCTTAGACGATCAGCCCGGTTCGGTGCTCACCGCAGTAGCCTTCGGAGATGGCGAGCGTGGGAACAGGGATCGCCTGCCCCTGGCCATTGGCAATCATCGTCGGCGGGAATCGGACGCAGAGTCCTGGCGCTGGCTCGCCGATGAGGGGAACCTGTTTTGCGCCGCCAGCGGCTCGGAAGTATTTGCAGTTAAAGCAAGTGTCGCCCATCGCGAATCCTTTCATCAAAGGTCGGTTTACAACAGCGGCGGACGATCGCGCCAGGTTTGGCGCGGCGGATCGGCGAGTTCGGCTCTGATCGTGATGCCGTACTTGTCCGCGAGCTCGCGGATCGAGGTGACCGGTCCGCCTGGGTCGCCCTCATCGGCGCGGGCGATCATTCTGCGGGCGCCAAGGAGCAATGGCAGCTCTTCTCCGTCGGGCACGCCGCGCAGCCTCGGGTGCGCAATTAAAAGGTTGCAACTGGCGAAGCGACCCGCGTAGGGCGACGTGACGCCTAAAACCAGCGATCCGTCGGGAATGATCATCGTCGGCTCTCCGTCGGAGATCAGCGAGCCGGTCATGTCCTGCGGATCGCAGAACACTCCCGAAATAAATTCGACGATCTGGCATTCCCAGGAAACCTCCAAGATGGCCATCGTGCGCATCGTCTGCCCCCCTTCGTTTGACCGCTCTATCGCGCCGAAAAGCCGCGGGCGTCGTCGCCGGCGTCCTGCTCCAGCTGCTTTTTCATCTGCGGCCGCGGCACCTTGATTGAATACGTGCAACCCTCGTTGGAGCAATAGTAGTAAGTGAAATAGCCGTGCGTCGAGCCCGCGCCGCAGGGGATTTTGCAATAGGGACACTCGGGCCGCGGTCGCTCACTGCCGGCGGCGTTCTGGCGCCCATGCGTGGTCTCGGCCGAGTCGGGCGCGCCGGCCTGCAGGCCCAGAGGCGCCGCTGGCTTGTCAGGCGCGCCCGTCTCGGGTTTGGCCAGGTTCGTTTCATTTTTGGCCGGATCCGTTTCATTCGGACGCTGGTACTGATGCTTGGCCATGGTGGTGGCTCCTGGGTTAACGGGCGGCGAACGATTCGCCGATGTTGTCGCGCGCGGCCAACAGTGGATGCGCGGCTGCGTCCTTCGGCTCGACCGGTGGAACCGGCGGTGCGAACTTGTCGAGATCCCATTCGCCGCCGGTGATCATGTGGGCGAGCGCGAGCTGCAGGACTTCGATGTCCCAATAATGCTCGCCGAGCGCCGGGTCGCGCGTGACCCAGCGGCGGACCTTCTTGCCGGCCGGCGAGACGGTGATCTGAGGGCCCTGGTTGACGATCTGCCGCAAGTAGTCTGTGCCGAGCTCGAGCACGTCGGCCGTCAGGCGCCAGCCGCCGGGCTCGGCCGGCGGATAGCCAAAGAGCGCCAACTGCTGCTCGCGGAAGACGTCGACCGAGACGCCCCACAGCTCGAGGCCGCCTTCGTAACGCTCACCGGTGCGGGCGTTGGTATCGACGCGGTTCATCCGATAGAGCTGCGACGGATCGACCTTGTGATCGCCGCGTGTGGCGCGGACGCGATCGCCGTAGCGGGTGCGTGCGCGATGCACGAAGTTGTGGACTTCGAACATGCGATAGTTGCAGTCGACGCCCAGCAATCGCACCGGCAAGAAATCCAGGCCCCAGGGGTTTTTGCCGACCAGCGGGAAGCGAGCCTCGAGCACCTCCAGCTCCAAGCGTGCCAGGTCGCCGGCGATCGGCGCGCCGCCGCGCTGCTCGGCGACGGTTGGCTCGTCCTTCGGGATGCATTCCCAATCGACGAGCCAGCTGGTGCGCCCGTTGCCCCAGGCCCGCACTCCGTAATAGCTACGGTCTTTCTGCACGTCGGCCTGGCTGGTGAGGAAATAAGCCTCGGCGGGCACGGTGCCGCGGCGGTGTTGCCAGGCCAGTCGCTGACCTAGCTTCTTCCAGTGGGGCAGCTTGGCCGCGGCCTTGTCGGGCAGGCCGAGCCAGTTGTTGAAGAAGGCGCGCAGCTGGTTGTTCTCGCGATGCTCCAGAAAGGCCTCGGCCACGTCGCCGAAGGACAGGTTGGGAGCATAGAGCGCCGAAATTTGAAAGCCGGCGTTGCGCGGCGAGCGGCTGGGGCGGCCAACGAGCCGTGGCGCGCCCGAGGCCTCGTCGATCGACTGGCCGCGCGGCACCCAGACCCCGGCCACGATCATCTCGGCCTTGGCTTCGCTGTCGATGCGGCAGCCCTTTTCGCAGAGGTAGTACGCCTCGCGCCGAGCCTTGGCCGGCGTCAGTCGCGCGCCGTGCTTGTTGACCAGGCCGGCCACGCCGCCGCAGCCGCCATAGGGACCCCGGGTGTGAGGGAAGAACCGCAGCTCCTGCCAATGGCGGCAACGCGGGCAGGGCACGTGGAACTTGCGACGATCGCTGTGGGCATAGAGGGCGGCGATCGTGCTGGCGTCGTCGGTGGGCGTGCTTTCGTAAACGACTTTGTAGTCGCTCTCGCGGAAGGCTTTGGTGCGGGCCTTGATCAGCTGAGCGCTGGCGCCGAGGCGGGGATCGTCGCGCCAGACGTCGACCTCGGTTGCGAACACGAACTTGCAGGGACGGCCGCGCATGGTTTGGGCGCTGCCGCTGTAGGCCAGGTAGCACAGCATGGTGCCCAGGTCGATCGAGCGATCGTTGCGCAGCCGCGGCGGAGGCACGAGCCCGGCGATCGCCGGCGAGGCGTCGCAGATTCCGTAGACCTTGTCGCGGAGCTCGCGGCTCGAGTCCTGGTCGGGAGTGACCAGCATGGACGGCGCGGGGCTGCAGGTGTGCCGGCTGATGAGCATGGCCATCAGGCCCACGGTCTTGCCGCCCTGGGCGTCGCCCATGATCGTAATGGAGTGGATCTCGGGATCATCCATCAGCGACAGCGGCTCGCGCCAGTAGGGGCGGCGGCTGAGATCGAACGGCCCCGGCGCGGCCGAGGTGTCGGCCGGCAGCATCAGGTTGCGTTCGCTCCATACGTCGGTCGGAGGCGGAGCGACCGGCCGCCAGGCGGCTCCTGCGGCGCCCAGCACGCGGGCCAGCGGGCGCTGGAAGCGCGCGGCGAGAGTCGGCAGTTGGATGTTAGCGGTTACCATCTTCGGCCGGCGGCTCGGGGTTGGATTCGGCGTCCTGGGCTTCGCGGTCGAACGACAGGGCCAAGGTCATCAGGGCCTCGTCGACCGTGCGACGCACTGCCTGGCGGATCCGGTTGCGGAGTTTGGGCGATGCCTTGTCGCCAAAGCACTTGACGATCTGGGCCGGCAACTGGCCGAGCTGAGCCTTGGCCTCGTGGTGCAGACGGGTAAGGCGCCGCCAGAGCTCGTCGGCCTCGACCAGCTGGCCGCGCTTCTCGCGCAGCTCGATCTCGGCCATCTCGGCCTTGGCCAGGGTCAAACGCGTTTGGGCCTGATTCTTCGTCGCGTCCTCGGGAGTGCCGCCCGACGTGGGGCGCCCCTCGAGCCAGTCGCGAATCGAATTGAGCGGGAACACGCCCTCGCGCGTGCCGGGTCGACCGCGGCGGCACGGCATTCCCTGATTGATCCAAGTGGCCACTGTCCGTTCGGCCCTGCCGAAGTGCGCGGCCACCTCGGACCAGGTGTGCACGATCGGCTCGCCGGCCCACTCGGGCGACGTGCCCTCGGCCGCGACGCAGACCACCGTCTCCGGCGGCGAGGGTTTGCCCTTGGCCTTCATCCAGGCGCGAACCGCCGACTCGTTGAAGCGGCGCTCTCGGCCGCTGCCCTTCGACGGCAGACCGCCGCGCAGCCAGGTGGTCAGCTGCTTGGCTTCGATCGACAGCCGCGCGCATAGTTCCGACCGGGAAATCAGCATCGGCCAACCTGCGGCGCGGGCAACCTCGGCCGCCGGCGACCGCCAAACATGATGATGATGAACGCATTTTGAAACTGTCAGGAGGGTAAGCCACGAGCCACCCAAACCGCGCGCCTTCCGATCGGCCGTCGGAGGACCCAAGGGGGGGTGGGGTCGCGCCGACCGTCACCCTCTGGCGCGCCTGCTAGGGCGCGCCCACTTAGAACCCGCGCGGCTCGGCCGTCTTCAGTCGAGCGGCCTCTTCCGGATCGAGTGCGGGAAAGAACTCGCGCCGCGCTTCGAGCTCCAGCGCGCGCACGCTCACGCGATACGTTCGAGACGGCGCGTCGTGAGGGATTGGCTTGTTGGCCACAATCCAAGTCAATGGGAATTCGCATTTGCGATCGCGCACAAACAACACGGACTTTGCCACGCGATCCGGAACCCACACGTCGTGTTCGCCGATCGTGTCGATCGTGACCTTCCCTCCTCGCGGGTTTGGATAGAGCGGCACCGTCATGACGACCGCCGTCAGCCCCTCATCGCGCACGCGCCGCCGCACACCGCGATCTTCAACTGCGCGCGCCCAGAAGTTTTCGTTGAGGTCGCTGTTTTGCGGGAAGATGTTGGTCAGCTTGTACGATTCATCCTGCAGCGCCTGGTCGTTGTAATTGCCCGACGCGCCGGCGTGCCCTTTGGCCCAACCACTTCGCAAATAATCGCCTGTCGTCGTGCGCCACGGCTTAAGCACGCGATCGTCGGAGCAAAACGAATCCTTCCGCTCCGCGTGGTCTGCGCCGCCGCCGACGGTGCCCGGCTCCAGCACCTCCATCGTCCAAGCCGGATTGCCGGAGCGCGCATCATATTCAAACGCGATCGCCCCATTGAATTGCACGCTGGGCGCCGCGCCACGGATCGCCGTCGGAAAACCATACGGGGCAAACTTGGCCAACAACTTTTTGCTCGGCGCGGCCGTCTCGCCAGGTTCCTTGGCCGTGGCGAGCGCAGTCAGAAGCAGCCAGATCAACAGCACCAGCAACAAATAGCTGAGCAGCTCGCGTACCAGCCAGTCGGCCGGTGCTAAGGATTTCCAATTCATTGCGTCCTCCGAGGTTGTTGCTTGGCCTGTTCCTTTAAAGCACGTACATCGCACAGCCTGCAGGGCATCTGCGCCAGGCCCCCGCACGTCCGGCATCGCACGAATGGTCCGCCCCGCATCGATTCCCGCTCAATCGGTGAACGCTTGGCCGACCACTGGCCGTTGGCAATCTTCCAAACGGTGAAGCGCGAGATGCCCGTCGCGTCGGATACCGCTCGTTGCGGCCATCCCTGATCTAGTAGTGCTTGAGCGCCCGCCGCCTCGTGGGCCGAAATCCGCCGAGCCATGGCACGCTCCTCGAACCCTCTCCCGGAAATAGTGGTAGGACGATGAATGGAAAAAGGGGCGCTGGAGAACCCGTCCCTGGGCTCGCCAACGCCCCGCGCTCACGGACTCGAGGACTGCGACCTGCGTTTGCGCGCTCGGCGCATCGCTTGGAACCAGCGATCACTTGCCGCGACGAGGATTTGCAGATTGGCTAGCGGCTGCCGCTGGCCCCTGTCGCTGCGACGCGTCGGTCGCGTCTGCTGCATGGACAGCTTTTTTCGACAGACGTCGGCCCGCAGGCCATATTCCGCCGCCAGCAGCGCATCGCCGCCGGCCTCGAAGTGCTCGGCCAACTGCTCGAGCCGTCGCAAGTTGCTGCCCATCTGCACTGTTCCCTCGTAAAAGTTCACGGGACTCAAAAAAATTAGCCGGCGCCCGGCATCCTGCCGCAAGGTCGAATCCGTTCGACGGCGCCAGCTTCTTTCTGTTGGTTGTGTTGGTAAAACATGGCAGGCGTTGCCAGAATCCGTTCCCGTCCCGGGTCGAAAACACCCTTCCTGGTTATCCTCGCCCATCGGCTCGCATCCTTGCGTCCGGTTAAGCGAGTCACTTCACACTAGCTGCTCTTCCCAAATCGTCACGGTATATTCGCCGTTTGGATTCCACTCATCGCCGTGTCGGCTCGAATTGCGGAATCGCGCCGGATGCTTGTCAACATGCTCTTGAGCAAGTCGCTCCGCAGTTTCTCGGTCGAGGCACGCGTGTAGCACTCGGCCCGACCCTTCGCCGAAACCAAAGCATTCATCCTCGTGAACAATCCAAACGGTTTGCATCGGTCCCTATTGCCCTGGCGTTGCACTCGGCGGCGAGAGAATCGAATTCACCAGAGCTTGCGCGGCAGCGGTAACAGCAGCCTGATCAGCCCCGAGTTGCGCCGGTAGGCCAGTCAGTGCAGCGGCAGCCGCCGATTGGTCCGCTAGCGCTGTCGTCACGTTCGCGTCCGCCGTGGCCTTGGTAGCTTGCAAGGAGGCAGCGTTTGCCGCGTCGACTTGCAACGTCGTCACGGCTGCGTTTAGGTCTTCAATCAGCGTCATTTTTCAGTCCTCCTGGAGTAGTGACGTGGCTTCTGTTTCAAATGGGCCCTTGCCCCTCCCCTACGAGGTCGGAGCTGCCTGCATCGTCGCCGCCTTCGCCTCGCCGGCCGAGTTGATCGCCGACTGCGGCCCGCGCGGTTCTTCGCCTGGCAACGTGCCTTGCACGATCGTGATCCGATTGGCCGAACCACCGTATTGGCTGATGCCGACCCACAACGATTGCAAGGAGCCGTACAACAGAACGCTCGTCTCGGGCGTGATGTAGCTCGTCAGGAAGCGATCCTCGCAACGCGTGGCATCCATGATCGACTTGTCAATCAGGCCGAGGACTACCTTCGCCAGCGGGTTGCGAATATTGAGCTGGCTCAACAGCGGGATATTCGGATCGCTGCCGTCGAGCGCATAACCCAGATCACGCAAGGGAGCCGAGGGCTGCTTCGTGTTCGGACGAATCGCCAGCGGGGAAGCACTGGTCGTGCCGCTCATGTTCGCGGCGGTCGTGCCTGCCGCAGCCGGCGTGCTGGTCTGCGGGCTCGGGCCGGTCGCCGGACCTACTGGGACTTGAGTCTGCGTGGTCGTGCCCTGGGCACCGATCACACCCGGTGCCTGATTCACGACGTTGCCTTGCTGGCCGTCTAGGTCCGGGAAGAGCACTTTGACGTCGATCAGCGTGTTGGCCACGTCCGTAATCAGACGCCGGGTCATGTCGACCTTGTTCAAACACTCCTTGTAGTGCCACATCGTGGGGTCGTCGAACCCGTTTCGCGTCTCCAACGCCTCGTCACCGAGGTACTCCGATCGGAAGAGCATCAGCGAGCCGATGTACGCTTCCAGCGCGAAGTTGCGGGTCTTGACCTGAGCATTGACGAACTGTTCTTGACCCGGGGCTCCGAGGTTGCCGGGCGTCAGCCCAATCGGTGCGGCCATGATCTAATCCTCCTTGATTAGGGACTTCCTGAACTGGCGCCCGTGTTCACGACGGGCGGGTGAATCGCGTAAAAACGGCTTCGTGCCGTTTGCTGTAGGTCCGTCAACGTTTGGGCCACTTGTCCGCTCCCGGCTGACAATCGCTGCTCGATCTCCTCTTCGTAAACGCGTCCGAGAGTCGCGTCCAATACTGGGTCGCGTCCTGCGAGCGTGTGCTGCTCGATGAGCTGCTGTCCGTACTCCTTGGCGAAGCCGGTGCCGGCGCTGTCGTCGGCTGGGCTGACGGCTGCGGCGGGGCTTGTGGTGGCGACGGGAGCGGCTGCGCTGCCATCAGTTGTTGCCCCCGGAAAAGGGTTCGCCGCAGTCGGCTGGGAACCTCCGTTCGCGGCAGCGGCATCGGGCGAGGACGCCTGCGAGGAGGAGGACGCCGACGCCCCGCCGGACTGCCCAGACCCTCGTATGCGTTTGAGCCAGTTCACGGCCCCCTGAGCCGTCTTGAGAGCGCCCCAGGCTGCGGTAATCCCTCCGGCTGCCGCCGCTCCGGTCGGACCCAGCGTAGCCAGGAGGGACGTTAGCGCAGGCAGAATCCCATCGACAAGGCCGCTAGTCGGAACGCCGGGAAGAGTCACGGTCGGCGCTGGCGGTGCAACGACCACGGGAGGCGTTGATGGAGCGGCCGTCGCTGTAGGCGGCGCAGCAGTTACCGCCGGAGGGAGCGGGCCGAGCGGCGCGGTTGTTGGCGGCGCAACGGTCGATGGTTGCCACGGGGGGGCAGTCGTATCGGCAGTGTTAGAGGCTCCCGGGGCAACCGGGGTCGAGCCGGTTATCGCCCCGGGAGCGGTCGCCGAACCATTATTAGGCGGTGTCGTATTGGCCGACTGCGTGGGTGCAGGCTCTTGGAACGTCGGCGGCAAGCTCGGGGCCGTGTCAGAGGTCGGTGCCTGCGTCTGGGCATCTGCCAGCGTCTTGTTGATCCCGTTCGCACTGGCGCAGCCGATGTTCCACAACGCAACTTGATCGGCCGCACTCATGGCCACGTTTGCATAGCCGAGGGTCTGGCCGTTGAACACGAGTACGAACTTCGGGATCGGCTCCGCCTGGTACTTCGCGACGAGGGCGGGGAACTGGTCCACGTTGACGTCGACGACATGCACGCCGCACTTGATCGCGATGTTGACGTCGGGTTGATTGGCGATGCACGGTTTGCACCAGGGAGCCGTGAAGCGGAGCAGCCACAGGCCGCGGGTGATATCGACGGTCCGTTGATTCGATCCGCACGCTCGCCAGGCGACGGGGTGGGGGACCGCGGGATCGGCTGCGGACGCGATCGTAGTGGCCGCGAACACGACCCAGACAATTCCAGCGATCCCCATGCAACGCCCGAGCCTGATCGCGCAAATCAAGAGCACGCCCACGGCCGCGAGCCCGACCCACATGGCGAAGGCCAGTTCGCTCGAGCGACGTTGCTCGGCAGCGAGCTTACCTTTCAGCCGCTCGCAGTCGTGACGGTACTCGTCTCGTTCGTACGTAGCGCCGGCCCTAATCCCCTGGATGTACTCGCGAAGAGATTCGTTAACCTTGCCGAGTGTCTCGACCTCCTCGGACTTTGCCGCGCGCTGTCGGTCAAGTTCAACCCATGCCGCCCCAATCTCGTCGCGGCTCGCCTTCACGTCCGCAAGCTCGCGCATGAGCACTTGGACGATAGCTTCCGAGTCCGCTCGTTGCTCGCGACACTCAAAATACTCCTTTTGTAGCTTGAGGAAGTCGGCATCGCTCATCGTGACCGTGTCCTCGTCGATCGGCTTCGGGACGACGGCCCTCGGCACGCACTGCACGCAACGCCGCCAACGGGCCTCGGCAGTGCCGACCAGGCAGATAAACGCGAGGAAGGCTAGCGCGACGGTTTTAAGTGTCGAGTTTGTCATCGGGCTAGCTCCTCGCGGGACGATTTGGGGGGTTGCTGAGGGTGCATTATTTCGGCCGAAATGATTTCGTCCTTCAAGCAGCCACACGCAACTCCTAACTGTGCCGCAGTCCGCGGGCGTAGCAGCGGAACGAGCCGCCGGACAGCATCCAGGGCTCGACATATCGTTCATTGATGCCGGGCCACGGATCCCAATCGTCCGGGGCCAGATTGCCCAGCTCGCGACAGACCTCGAGCTGGGCGGTGCGGTACAGCCAGACGTTGGCCTGGGCGCAAAACTTGGGCTCGTGAAAATCGCTCAGCGAGACGTCGGTCAAATTGGGAGGCTGATAGCCGAGGCGCTGCATCGCGAACCGCACCGCGCGGCGAGCTACGAAGCCATGACGCAGCGAGGCGGCCAGCACGTTTCGATAGCCATAGTCGTGACCGGCCATCCGCACGGCCCAGTCGGCCGCGACCGAGGCCACGGCGGCTATGCAGTTCGGCCTGAACAGGTCAATGCGCCCCGGATACTTGCGCACCAGGCTCGACAGGGAGACCGAGTGAGCGCCGATGAACTCGCGCGATTCGAACGCCGTCAACGTGCCGCGCGACCAAAACACGACCCCAGAGTGCGAGTGGCCGCTCGGCGCCTCGCTGCCGATCACGCCGCCATTGCGGGCCAGGAACTGGTCGCCGTCTCTGACGAGCTGCCGAATTTGCCGGTAGCTATTGGTTTCCGCGATCATCAGTAGGGCGCTCCAATTTGTTCTGGCGGCTCGCCGGGCCCTGGAGGAGCCGTTGCGCTTAGAACCCGACGCGGGGAATGCCTCGGGCGCCGTAAGCCGCGTCGAGAGCCTGCTCGAGCACCTGCCGATCCGTGCGGACTTTCTGCGCGGCCGTGGCGACGGCTTGGCTCGCTGTCGTCACACTGGACTGCGCAGTGACCACGGCCGGGACCGCGGTGTTGGCACCCAGCCAAGCGGCCTGGGAGGTAGCGAGTGCGGAACGAGCTGCTAGGACTGTCGCGTTATTGCCGACTCGACCACCGAATCGACCGGCTGGCATCGAGGCAGCCACGGCAGCGGTCTTCGCGGCCAGGTCGGCTTGAGCGGCAACGATCGCCGGCACAGCAGCCTGGGCGGCGGTGAGCGTGGCTTGCGATGCGGTGAGGGTCGACTGGGTCGCCACCATCGCTGCGTTGTCGTTATCGATTTGGGTCAGAGCAGTCGTCACGGCCGGGGGCACGTCAGCCGCGGCAAACGGGCAGACGATTGCGGTGCTGAACAGGGCGAGAACGAGAGTCACGGTTTTCATGGGTCGAGGTTCCTGGGTAGAGAGAGGTTACTTGAGCCGCGACTTGCGGCTGCCGACGGTGATTTTGCTCTTGGGAAGATCGCGGCCGGTATGCAGCCGGATCCGCTTACGATGGGCCTTCGGGAAGTAGCGGCTCTCCTGGTAGCCTCCGGGAAGAATCTGCCCGGGTCGCTTAATGTGCGGCGGGAAGCTGCACGGGCCGCTGGCCGTCAATTCGAAATAGCGGGGCGTCACAAAGCAGCTCACCAGCACCCTTCGGCGCCCCACGCGAATCCAATAGCCGAACTCGTCGGCCTCGCAGGGGTCAGAGGCTTCGAGCGCCTTTACTCGGCGTCCGACCAACACGCCGACTCCCAGGAACGAGTTGAGCAGCAGCTCGAGCACTTCATGGCTCAAGCACACTGTCCAGTTCGTGCCGGAATCGAGCTCGGGCTGCACGGCGACGATGCCCCACGGCTTATCCTGCTTGCTGAGGGTATGCCAGCCCGCGGCGTCCGCGCAGTTGTCCACGATCACGATCACGCGGCGCCCCTCGGGCACCTTCTGGCCGCGCTCCAAGAAAATCACCCGCGCGTCGATGTACCAACGGGGCGCGAAGTCGCGCCAGACCTGCGTGGCCACCGCCGACACGGCGAGCCGCGCCTCGCCATCGTTGACCAGGGTCGACCGATTGAGAACATAGACGTCGGTGGCGTCAAAACGCCGCTGATGCTGGAGGCGCCTACTCGCGCCGTGAGAAACGCCGCTGCGACTTTTTGTTCGTGCGACCATCCTTGGTCCTTCAAAGGTCCGGGGCTTTAAGGCAGCCGTTTCGCGCTCATAAGCTGGCTCGGTATTCCGTGCCCGGCTCGAAGACTCCCAGCCGCTCATTGCGGGCGATCGCTGCATTGGCCCACATACTCGCCTGCTCGAGATTCGTAATCGACAGCGACAACTCGCGCGATGGAGGGCACAGCGTGCTGAGCAGCTCGGCCAGCTCGCCCGCGGCCTCGCGGATCCGCTGGTACCGCTGAGCCTGGTCGCCCATCGGCGGGTGATAGACAAAGCGGTTGGCCAGGTCGCGCACCGCCTCGGGAGGCGGCAGATAAATGGTCGTCATTTGCGGCCCTTGTAAGGCGGCTTCTTCACGGCAGAGAGCGGCACCTTCTCGACGTCGACGGTCACCGTCACGTTGCCGGCCTTCTTCTGATCCTTCTCGACGGTCAACAACGCGACGACCTCACGAGCTCGGCGCCCGGCGCCCAGCGAGATCTCCTCGCTTCGAACCGGGTCGACGATCGCGGCATAGCGGTTGACGATCTGATCGGAAAGCCTTTTGCCTTCCTCTTCGTCAACCAGGTCGAGCATGATGCCCAACACCGCTTCGAGCTCGGGCGGCACTTTGACCTTCGAAGTCTGGGAGCTGGCGGCGTTCAACTTGCCCTTCAAACGGACGGCAAAGTCGAACGGCTGGCCGTCTCCCACGGGCAGAAACTCGCGCCAGTCCTTCGCGTCCTTAATCGCCTTACTCAGCGCGAAGAGTTGCAGCACGCTCAAACCGCCGGGCAGCGGTTTTTTCTTCGGCTGGGCAGAGTTGGCCATAGATAGGATTGCCTGGTAGGACGTCGGCGCGCAAAAAAAAGCCCGGGCGCTGGCTGCCTCCGAGGTAACAACCTCAGAGACGGACAACGCCCGGGCTTCAAACGCCAGGGAATTGGGCCGCTAGGCACTTCGTAAACGTGAACCGGTCTGCATTTCCGCAGCCGACTCGTTGGACGCACTTGCGGGCGTCCCGTCAGGGGTCGAAGGATAGAAGCCTCCCCCGACAAGAGTCAAGACAAGATTCCCGGTCCGCTTGCAACGCTTCTTGAGCACCAGCGTGCCCTGCGGGCCGGAGGCCACCAGCTCGACTTGCTTGCGTCCGACGTCGACCAGGTGCAGCACAATGCCCTCGATCTGCACACCAACGGGTTTGTCGCGGCGCAAAACGACTTGCGCCCCCCCTCCCCCCGCCGGCGACGATCGCGTGGGCTTGCCCATGTTCCGAATGTACTACGCACCGCCGACGCCGACAATCCAAACGCTGGCCGAAGGTGCTAGCGGCGGCGTGGCGTAATTACGCCGAAAATGATCCGTTGTTGTGCCACCGGGCCGGGGCACGAAGATGCCTCAGGCGGCCGGCGAGTCGCCGGTGACGGTCAGGGGTGCAGCAGGTCGGAGGGACGGGGCACCGGACTCGGATCACCGTCGCCGTCATCGTCGTCGTGGCCATCCCAATTCGGGCCGCGCGGCCCCTCGTCCTCGTCGCGTGGCTCAAAGTTCCCGTAGCAGTCTGAGCGCCGTACACGCTCAAGCGCGTCTTCGGGCCATCGAACCGGCGCGGAGGCGGCGGCCTTGAGGCCGGCGGCTGTCAGTCCCCAATGCCAATAGGCGCAATTGCATCCGACCTTGTCACGCGTGGCCTGGTTCCACGAGGAGCGCTCGGTCTGCACGAGTCCAGCCCGCTTTAAGATCGAGATGGTTTTGATTTGGATGGTGCCGTGGAAACCGCCGGCGCCTACGACGTAGCCGATCGCGTCGCGGGTCCACCACGTCCAATGGTGGCTCTCCTCGAGCGCGAGAAGAGCCGCCAGAACGCGCCGTTGGTGCGGTGTCAATCGATCCGAGCAGTCGCGCTGGGTCGTCATTTGGAAGGCGCCTTTCCAATCCAGCCGTCGGGGTCGTATTTGGACAGCGGGATCTTGAGATCGACCTTGCACTCGCCGCAGTAGGGCTGCTTGAACGAGTGGTCGAATTGCACGATGCGCGCGACCCGGTTCACCCAATCGACAACGTCCTCGCCGGACTCGCGCCCGCTGACCGCGACGGATCCTTTGTGCCCGCAGCCCATGCACTCGTATAGCACGTCGATCGTCTCGGCCATCTCTTTCCTTTCAAATGTCCCCGGCGACTCGCCGGCCGCCTGAGACATCTTCAAACACCTTGCGTGCGCTGCGCGCGAGCGACGCCCGTAAGTCGAGAAACCCGTCGCCGCTGTGGCGTGCGCAGGCCGTCAGTCGCGAGACCGAAAACTGATGAGCCGCGAAAAACGTGACCGAGCAGTCGCAGTCGAAGGCCACGGCGAAGTCGGTATCCAACGAGACGCCGGCCATGATCAATTCTCCGCTTTCTTGAGACGCGATTGCTCGGGGCCCAAATGGCCGGAGGGGATGAGACGTGCTTTCGCTTCGACATGGGGCTCGGGCGGCTCGTCGTCGGCCACCGAGTGCGGCACCGGCAGCTCCTCGACGGGTCGTTCCAAGACGGGCGCGGGCTCGGCCGGCACGTAGCTGGCGGCCCCGGCGATGATCGCGGGCGTCGGCTGGGCGTAGAGCACGCGCGGTCGGCAGCCAAAGCACCACATGCCCATCGCGAATCCCAGCGTGGAAAAAACGGCCGCATCGACCAGCGTCCAGATCACCAGCGATCGGACGGCGTTGTAGTCAGGTCCTCGAAAGTGCATGGGGAAACTCCTCCTTGAAAGTGAAAGGCCGGCCGCCGCTCACGTCGCCTGGCGCGAGCGTGGCGGCAGCTCGGTTTCTCCAATATCGGTTGCCTATTCGCCTCACTTCATTGGCATCACCTCCTTCGGGACACTCACATGGTCTCTAGGCCGCGGGCTATGCTGCCTCGGGCCGCTGCGGCTTGTTGAGCGGCGCCAGTTCGCCGCGGCGGACGTTGATCGAGCGATCGGCCTCCACGCCGACGCGGACCGAGTTGCCGCGGATGGCCAACAGCGTGACGACGATATCGCCGATCATCAGCTGCTGGCCAGGTTTTCTCATGAGCACGAGCATTTGAAGTCCTCCTTGACCCCCCAATTAAAAAAGCGGCGCCCGGTCGCTCGACCACGAGTCGAGTGGGGACATTCGTTCAGATCGTCTCCCTACCCCACCGACCGGGCCGCCGCGCCTCACGTTTCATCGTTTCAGCTTGGCCTTCTTGCCGACCTTCTTCGCGAGACTGGCCACCGGTTTGATCGCGTTGGGCAAATGACGTTTCGTGTTGCTCTGCGTGATTAAGCAATCGATGATCTCGCTCTTCGGTCCGTCGCCGCGGACGTCGACTCCGAACGCATCCGCCATCGTCACCAGCGCAGCCTTGTCGTGACGGTTGAAAAACGCCTGCGTCAAATCGCCGGCTAGGTTGCTGCGCCACTCCTTGACGAGGTCGACCCGCGCGAAGCCAGCCAGGGCCTCGACGGCGTCGCCCATTAGCGTGCGACCGTTCCAGCTGCCGGGATCCCTTTTGGCCTGGTAATCGTCCCACAGCCAATCGGCAGCGAGCTGCACGAGGACCTCAGTCGTGCCATTCACCGTGTCGGCGGCGATCGCCCGCTCGTTGATCAGGCCCGGCGTCCGCGGTTCCACCAGCTCGCCCACACGGTCGCCCTGCTCGTGAACGCGCACGCCATGGGCCAGACCCATCACGATCGTTTTCATCGCCAGGTCGCGATTCTCGACGGCCATTCGCGACAGGATCGTCCGCAGCCAATCGGCGCGCCAGTTACCGACCCACTCGTTGAGCTGCTCGGCCTTCTTCTTCTCATTGGCCTTCCGCTCAGCCGGCGTCGGTCCCGGGGCCCCCCCGTTGCCCTTCTTTTTGCCATCGGATTTGGCGCCCAGCGTCTTCTCGTGCGCGGTCTGCAGTTCGGTCCACAACTTCGTGTTGGTGGCCACCTCCTTGCCGTCGAGCATGGCGATGCCGAGTTGCTCGCGCTGCTCCACCGTCGGCTTGAAGATTCCCACTTTCTTGTAGCTGACGCTTGACCTGTGTTTGCCGGTCATGGGCTTGGTGAAGTTCTGGGCGACACGGTCGACGTCCTCGCGGAAGTCGTCGAAATCAGGGTCGATACCCGCGAAGCTGTCCTTGGATAAAATGGCCTCTTCGATGACCCCCATCAGCGCTGGCTCGCTGGAATACTTCATCAGCGCGCGGGCGTGGCTGCTGGGCATTTCGCCCGAAATAATCCGCTCGCGCCACTTCGGGCCGAGCTTCAAAAGCGCCAACCGGTTGGCCACGTGCCCTTGGCTTTTGCCCAGCCTGGCGGCGAGCTGCTGCTGGGTGTAGCCATGCTGGGCGATCATCTGCTGGAAGCCGTTGGCTTCCTCGATCGCCGACAGGTCCTGGCGCTGCAGGTTCTCGATCAGCCGAATTTCGTCGGCCTGCTCATCGGTCATCTCGGCCACGCGGACGTGCACGCTGTGCTTGCCGGCCAACTTGCAAGCCCGCAGCCGACGCTCGCCGGCGACAAGCTCGTAACGATTTGGCCCGATGGGTCGCACCACGATGGGTTCGATCAGCCCGACGCTGCGGATGCTCGCCGCCAACTCTTCGAGCGCGGCCTGGTTGAACTCTTTGCGCGGGTTGTTGGGGCTCAGCTCGACCTGGTGCAGCGAAACCGACGACTCGCGAAACTCGGGCGCCGCCGACGGGCCTTTCTTCGCAGCCGCCTTCGTCGTGCCAGTGCCCTTCGCGGCCCTGGCACCCGGCTTGACCTTGGCCTCCTCCTCGTCGTCATCCGTCTCGACGTCGCTGTCGTCGTCTTCCTGGGCCTCGTCATCCTCCTCGGGATCGCCGGCGTTGGCGTTGGCTTCTTCGCGATCGATCGGATCGTCGGTCTCGCGGGCGTGCTCGGCGATCTCGTCCCAATCGATCGTGCCAATCCGGGCGCCCCCGGCGGCGCGAACTACGACGCCTGTTTCCATCGCACTCATCCCGGGGACTCCCGCCCCCTCCATGTAGAACCAGGGCGGAACGGCATTCCAAAACAGCTGCTGTTCGACGAGTAGCGCCGCCTGCGTCAACGTTTTGCAAGCTTGCAGGTCGAGGCACAGCGACGGCTTCACGCGCCAGAGCGCCTCGAGCGCCTCCTCGCGATCGGCGTCGGTCAGCGGAGGCATTTCCCTGGCGGCCGCGACCTTTCGTGCCGTCTCGGCCGACGCTTCGCGCGGCCGCTCGCCGCGGGCGAGCTGCTTGGCCGTTTTCGGTTTGGTCGCGGTTCTCGATTTCGTGATCATCGTTCAGTCCTCAGGGTTGGGGATGGGAGTCAATTGCGATCCGTCGCGGGCATCTTCATGACTTTCCCGAGGCCGATCGCTGGGAACAGCTTGGCCAACTCGTCGCTCAAAACCTTGCACGCCCGTTGGGCGCGCTGGCCATCGTCCGGGCAGCCGTCGATCTTCGCGGCCAGGGCGACGGCCGTGCCAATAAAGGGGCCGAGGAGCATCGCCGCTCCCACGTTCCTGAATTCCGGCTCGACCCTCGCCAGACGCTCGTTGACAAATGCCGCGAGCTCTAGCGCGATCGCAATGGCCGCTGCGGAGGCGTTGCTCATCGCGGCTCCCTTTCTGAGGCCGTGCCTCGATCCCAGGAACGTTTCCACTTGATGCCCTCGCGCAGCAGGCGCGATTTGAACCAGCCGATCTTGGGCCAGCGGCTGCCGGCCAGCTGCTTGATCGCCGTGTTGAAGTCGCCGCCGCGCTCGGCCAGCAGTCGCTCGACGTCGGCCGCGGTCACCACGCCGTCCGCGACCAGCACCACCGTGGCGATCGCGATCCAGCGGTACACCGTCGGATCGCCGATGCGCCCGTAGAGCGCGGCGGCGCGTGCCAACAGCGGGTGAACGGCCGCGGCGACCGCCTGGTCGCCGCTTTCCCCCCGCTGATCCGAAAAATTCGGTTGGTTGGTTGGTTGGTTAGAAGCTCTACAAGAGCTTCTAACAACCAACGTTGGTTGTTGCGCACTTTCATCTTCGGAGTAGCGCTCACTACTCCGAAGCTTGCCGAGCCTCCCGGAGAGCGACGGATCGACGGCCAGTTCCAGAGGCGGCAGCCCGCAATCGGCCACGGCGGCGCGTAGCTCGCCGAGCCAGTGATCGCGCAGGTAATCGCGCTGGAAGTCGCTGGGCACCAACAGCTTAGACGTGGTTCCCAGCTCCCAACGGCAGCGTCCGAGATGCGTCTCGACGAAGTCTTCGCCGAGACGCAAGCTCAGAGCGCCGACAAGCGCCAGCGGGACCTGCGCAAGGTCACCCGCCGCGACACAGGCCGAACCATCTTCGGAGTAGTGATGGCTACTCAGAAGATGGGCGTGGCCACTTTCCACCATGCTAGCACCGGGCCGAGCAGCGTCCAGTGGCGAACCATCTTCGGAGTAGAGAGTGCTACTCTGAAGATGGTTCGGCGCGAACGGAACCAGGTCCGCCTCCTCGACGATCGGCAGCTGAAGTTGCGGGTCGATCCGTGCCCGCCGCACTTCCGCCAGCTCGCGAACGTCGTACAAACGGATCCACAGGCCGCCGGCCGAGCCGCGGCGACCCTTCACGATCTCCAGCAGACCCTCACCCTCGAGCGTGCTCACCCAATCGCTGGACGTGCTACTCGAGGTGGCGAAGAAACATCGGCCCAGGTCGGCCAGCTTGAACTCGAACTCGGACGGCAGCCGCTCGGCATGCGCGGCCAGCCAGCGATAGGCGGCCTGCGGCGCGGCCTGCAATCGGCGGCCGCCCTTCGTCATCCAGGCCCGTAACTCGACGGGGCCGAACAACTCGGCCTCGCGCTCCGCGTGGCTCGGCATCGGGCGGCCAGCTTGTCTCTGTAATTCGAACATCCTTGAACCTTTGGCGGTTTACCTGTCGCGCCCGTCGTGGTTGCGACTATCGTGGATCCGCTGGCCGCCGCGTTTCTTGTCTCGCTCGGCCAGCATCGCGTCGGCCAAGGTGTAGCGCCAGGCGGCCTCGCGCTGGGCGCGACGCCTGGCGTGCCACTCGATCTTGGCCGCTTCGTGTTGGGCGTGGGCCGCGGCGACGAATTCGAGCTCGGGGGGCAGCTTGTCGCGCACGCGGCCCTCGAGCCACGCGAGCGCAAGGGCCCGCTCCTCGGCGTCGTCGATGGCCTCGGCCGCCTCGCGCCCCGTGCGGGGCAGGAATGGCAGCGGCGGCATGACGTCGAAGCCGGGCGGTACGCGCGGGGCCTCGAGCGCCAGCTCGTCCCGCAGCTCGAGGGCCGTGTCGAGCTTGATGATCGACTGCGTGCCCGCGCGAGCCAGGAAGCGCCGCAGCACGGCGGAAATAAACATGATCGGTCTCCGTGAACGCTTCGGTCCTTCACCCGCCGGACCCGCCTCCTTGCGGGCCGGCCTCCCTCACGCGCCGTCCCCGTTCCCTGGGGCGGTTGTTTCGTCGACGAACGTTACCTCCCGCTCTGAAAGCTCTCTGATCTGGTCCTGCAAATTCTCGCGCGCTTCGCGAAGCCTTCGCTCGGCGGCGCTGCGCGCGGCTGCCCCATCGTCAAACCACTCGCCGCGCTGGTAAATAGCTTCTTGCCCACTCCGGTCGTAACTGTGGAGCGAGCCCGACTCGGCATCGATTTGCCGTATGCGCGAGCGGAAAATGACGCCGTCGTGCAGGGTGCCGCTGATGATCCACACCTTCCAGTCGCTCATCGCAAAATCCTTTTTACTTGGGGTCGCCCTCTTGGGAGTGGCCTCCATCGACGTCCTCGAGAAACCATTGCTCGGCGAGCAGCAGAGCGTCGTGGAAGAGCACCTCTTCCGCGTCGCACCAATGCAGTAGGCTGACCAACAGTTGCGCGGCGCGCAGTTTGGGCCGATCAGTCTCGACGTCGAAGGACGGCGGGATGTCGCGCTCGCGAGCGCGCAGCGCTTTCTCGGCCGCCGTGGAATGCGCGACCTGCAGCTGGCTGGGCTCGAAAAGTTTCATCCGCCGTCCCTTGTATCATTCCAGGGTTGCGTCTGGCAGAGCCGACGATCGCGGTTGCCGCGATCGTCGATTATGAATCTGAAACACCGCCGTAACCGTCACCGTAACCGTAACCGTCACCGTAACCGTAACCGTCACCGTAACCGTAACCGTCACCGTAACCGTCACCGGAACCGTAACCGTAACCGGAACCGTAACCGTCACCGTAACCGTAACCGTAACCGTAACCGGAACCGTAACCGTCACCGTCACCGTAACCGTCACCGTAACCGTCACCGTAACCGTAACCGTCACCGTAACCGGAACCGTCACCGTAACCGGAACCGTAACCGTCACCGTAACCGTAACCGTCACCGTAACCGGAACCGTCACCGTAACCGGAACCGTAACCGTCACCGTAACCGTCACCGTCCGCGCTTGCGGCGCGTTGAATCCATTGCTGATCAGGAAACAACGACGGCGCCCCGGCGATGATCCGGTGCACGCCAACCCACTTGGCGACTTCCTCAATGCAGGCCCCCGTGTCGAGCACGTCAACCACCGTCAAGACCGGCAGATAGTTGGGCCAGGTCATCAGCAAGCCTCCCACTTCTCGACAGCCGCGGGAGTCACTTCGAAGACGGCGGTGATCTTGCGCACTTCAATGTTGGCGCGCGACGAAATCTTGCTGCGAGAATTCGGGCCCACCTCGGCCAACTCCATCACGCCGCGCGTCGTGGCCCAATAGAGGGCCATCCGGGCGCCGCTCAGCTGGACGCTGTCGCCCGAGGTGTCCGTCGCATAACCGAAGAAAACTCCGCGATGCTCCGTGCAAATGATCACCGGCCGCTCTGGGGTCGCTGAGGACATGGTCGATTCCTTTCTTTTGGAGTTGGTCAAACAACGGGAAAAAACCGGGAGCGGGCCCGCGCAGTGCGCGACGGACCCTGGAGCGAGCGGACGAGCCCAACGACTAAGAAAAACCCGTCCGGCGTTTCCCGCCCTCCCGGCGTTCGATAGCTGCCGGGTTTCGGTTCACTATAGAACAAGACGAAAAACCGCCGCGCGTCGATCCGACCGGGGCTAACGTAAGCGGCGGCGCGCGGCGGGTTATTGTTGTCCAAAAAACGCGGAGCGTTTTTAATCGCCCACCGCGGCGTCGCGGCTACTCGAACAGACGCTTTTGATTGCCGGGCAGCGTGGGCTGTGGCAATCGGCTCATCGCGCTCGCCACGCGGCTCGGGTTGATGTACCGCGTTTGCGTCATTTTGAAATCGCTGTGGCCGGCCTGCATCTGTGCAGCCAGCGGATCGATCTCGCTCCCCTCGGTACACATCGCCTTGCGCAGGCCGTGAAAGCCGAACCGCCGCTCCTCGGGCAGCCCGGCCTTTTGCATGATCCGCCGTCGGCACTCTTGCAACCAGCTGTGCGTGTGCGGGAAATGGAACACGTGCGGATACTGGCCCGTCAGCGGGCGCATGGCCTCGAGCCGCGCCATCGCGAACTTGTTGACGAACGACTTTTTTTCGTTTCCCCCTTTGGCGCGCACGGTCACCCACCAGGTGCCCTTCTTCGGATCGAGCTTGATCCGATCCCACTCGACCAGCGTCAGACTGCCGATCCGCAAACCGACGTTGAAGTCGAACACGAACAGGTTCTGCCACCAGATGGCCCGCTCGGCCGGCGCCAGGTAGGTCGGCGACGGAGAGGCATCGCAGTTGGCCAAGAGGAGCGTGATCTCCGGAATCGAAAAATCGTCCTCGGGCAGCTTTTCCCGCTCGGACGGTTTTTCGAAGTAGGGAATCGAATCGATCAGCCCCTGCCCTTTGCGACGGTTGCGTTCGTGCGATCGCGGGCCGGCCCGATAGACAACGGCCTGCAAATGCGTGCAGTGCTTGCGGATCGTGTTGGGGCTCAGCGCCGGCGCGTCTTTGCGACCGCGGGGCCGCTGGCCGGGCAATGCTGCCAGCACCGTCAGAAAGCCGCCAATGTGGAAGTCGTCGATGTCCTCGAGCGGCGGATCCTCGGTGAGCTCCTGCCAGTAGCGGATCGATTGATCGTAGGCGTCGAGCGTGCGTTTCTCCGCGCCCTTGGCAACCAGCACCATCGGCCGGTAAAAGGCCCAGTAGAACTGCGCCAACGTCATCCGTGGCGACAAGCCCGGAGCGCCCGAGCGTTTCCCGGGAGCCCCGGTTGGCGAGTGATTGGCATCGCCGGCGAACAGCTTGATCGTCGCCGGTTGGATAGCAGAGTGGGAAGGTAGCACCGACATAGAAAATCCCCTTGGCTGGCGTGCTGTCCTCCTGCAGGTCCAACAAAGCACGCGAGCCGCGATCGTCCGTGGGGAACAAAAGCGCCGCAGACCACGGCGCGAAAAACCCTCGATAAAGCGGTGAGCCCGTAGGCATAGCCAACTCCCGCGCAAAACGTGGCATGCGCGCCGACGAGCGGGCGGCGGACGTTGAGTGATAACGGCGCCGCTCCGAACGTCGACGACAGCCACATGTCAGGCCGCCAGCCGAGCAAGGCGGCAAACGGCCGTACCGATAACCGATGAACTTCTCAGCGGGCACCGATACACGCGGCCCGACAAGATGGTCGGGAATGACCGGCTAGCAACCGGTCCGTGTTTCAGATACTCGCCGCCTTTTACAAGCCGCGCCGAAGCGCGACACCGAATCTTCAGACGGCGGCCATTAGAACGAGAGTTGCGGAGTTGTCAACTGCGTGTTGAAAGATTTTCAGCGCGCGACTGGCTGCTCGTCGCGCAGTCGAAGATAGGCCCGCAGCATGCGCTGGGAGAAGAAATTGTGGACGTGGTGTCGCTTGCGAAAGGTGTCGGGGGGCAGCTCTTCGCCGTTGTGAATGCGCCGAGCGAGGTCGGCATGCGTCCGTCGCATCGTACGATCGCTGAGTGCAAAATCGATCTTCTCGCGCGGAGTCAACTCCATCAGATCGGCCGCCTCGTCCATGCCGCGGTCGCCGCCGCTGTTGCTTTCGGCCGCGCGTAACAGAGCCTCGCGCACAAGCGGCGCTGCTTGGCTCGTCTGATAGAACCGCGCGTCGGCCGCCGTCAGTTTCCAGAGGCCGCCACGCAGATTGCTCTCGAACTGTTGAATCCTCGCCAGGTCGGCCGGCGTCGCGAGAAAGCGCGCCTGCCTGATTTGCTCATCCTCGGGCGCAGGCGTATCGAGGACGGTCTGGGCGCCCGGCTCGCTCGATCCGGCCGCGGCGGCGGATGGGCCGTCTGGCGGCTGCGAAGGGGGGAATGCATCAAGCTCGCGGACAGCTCGCGCCAGTTCCGGCGAAGCCGTCGAGCCGGCGTCGCAACCGAAGATCGACGCCGAGAGGAAGAAGGCCAGGGTGTGGGTGCGCATGCCGTCAATCGTAATCCGCCGAACTTGTGCCGGCAAAAAGAAGTTGGCCGGCCGGGGCCACAGATGTCTGAAGTCCAGTGCTGTAAAAGCGGCTAAGCTTTCGCAGATGCCCGGCCGGCCAACTCGAGTCCTCCGATCCCGCCACAGACCGCCACGTTCGCGGTCACCTTCAAAGGCCGGCCGGGCTACAGGTGTCTAACGTCCGTAGGTCTAAAAGCGGCGACGCTTTCAGAGGATGCCCGGCCGGCCAGTTTCCATTGTTTATTGTTCCCTTATTGCCTGGTTTGACTTGTGCGGATTTTGGTTCCGCACAACTCGACCCCGACGCCGGCCAGCGAGCCCCGGTTTTTTGTGCACGTCAAAACTGCAAACCCGTAGACGGCAAACCCTCCTGAAGGCCCCAGGATCGCTTCTAATAGCGGCGCAGGGATTCGAACCCCGGACACGCGGATTATGATTCCGCTGCTCTAACCAACTGAGCTACGCCGCCAAAGTGTTTCGTGTTAATGACTTGCGTTTGTTTCCAGAGTCCTTGCTTTTGGCCAGTTGACACCTGTTGCTGACACCCGCTACATTGTCAAAAGCATGGCACCCGCCGGATTGCAGCCGACGGGCGCCCCATAAGACACCTGTTTCGGAGGTGCGTTATGTCTGGAAAGTCTACCACGGCGAAGCGCGCCGGCAAGTCCAAGCCCGTCGACAAGCCCCCGTTCCGCCACCAGTCGGGCCGCTGGGCCAAGAAGGTCAAAGGGCAGTTCGTCTACCTGGGAAGTATTGCCGACGATCCCGATGGTGAACGGGCGCAACGGGTTTGGAACGAGCAGTGCCATGGCATCCGGGCCGGCCGCAAGCCCATCCTCGACGATAGTCAGGCGCCCGAGGGTGTCACCGTCAAAGAGCTGTGCGACCGGTTCCTGGCCGAGAAGCAAACTGCCGTCGAAAACGGCGAGCTGGCGCAGCGATCGTGGCAGGACTATTTTGAGACCTGTTTGCGGGTTGCTGACACCCTCACGCGGCGCCGACTGGTGTCAGACCTGACACCCGCAGACTTCGCCCACCTGCGGGCCAGCTTGGCTTTCGGCCGCGGCCTGGTGACCCTCAAGAACGAGATCGCCCGGGTTCGTGTGATGTTCCGATGGGGGTTCGAGTCCGAACTGCTCGAGAACGCCGCCCGGTTTGGGGCCGGCTTCAAACCCCCCAGCGCCAAGAATCTGCGCGTCGCCCGGGCCGAGAAGGGTCCGCGGTGTTTCGACCGTGAGCAACTGGTGAAGGTCCTCGGCGCCGTGGGCGTGCAGATCAAGGCCATGGTGCTGCTGGGCATCAACTGCGGCCTGGGCAACAGCGACTGCGCCCGGTTGCGGTTCGGACACGTCGACCTGAAAGCTGGCTGGCTGGACTTCCCCCGCCCCAAGACCGGTGAGCCCCGGCGGGCCAAGCTGTGGCCCGAGACGGTCGCCGCGGTCAAGGCTGCGATCGACACCCGCCCTGCCCCGTCCGATCCGGAGCACGGTGAACTGCTGTTCGTGACCAAGTACGGGCGGCCGTGGCGGGAGGATTCGCACCGAAACAGCCCATTGTCCCACGAGTTCGCTAAGGTGCTGGACGAGCTCGGCCTCAAGCGGCCTGGGCTCAACTTCTACGCTCTGCGCCACACGCTGCAAACCGTTGGCGAGGGAGCACTCGATAAAGCGGCGCTGGCGCGAATCATGGGGCACGTGGCGGATGCACGCGATATGTCGGCCACGTACCGCGAACACGTTGCCGATGAGCGGCTCGAGGCCGTGGCGAAGTTCGTGCGGAAGTGGCTCTTTCCGCCGGCTGTGAAAAAGCGAAAGCCGCGGTAG